CATCAAATATCCATATCTATCTACTACATCTGATACAGTCATTAGATCTACCTTACCTGCATAATTAGAATCTGCAATATATCTTTGATCAGGTGATTTTTGATAGAAAGTTAATACAGGATTCCATAGCTCTACATCATAGTCATCTTCTAGCATTCTAAAATGCCAAAACTCTCTATCTGCAATAAGCATATCACGGAAACCTCTTTCCTCAAGTTCTTGCATTTTGAATCTTTCTTCATCTACTGCAAGTTGATGGGATGCCCACTCTTCAACCATACTTCTATAAGACTTACTAAAAAAGTCTTCAATCTCTGGTAGTGATTTTAATCCTTCAGGAGATAATTGTTGCTGTGCTTCTTCAGAACCTGGATCAGCACCCATCTCAATCATCTTACGTACTAGGTTTGCTTCAGCATCTGCCAATAAAGATTCTTCTATCTCTACTTTCTTTTGCTCTAGCATTTCATTATATGATGCATCATCTACAGCTCTAAATTGAACTTTAGAATATCTTTTAGCAAACTCTCCAGTAAGAACATTTATGACATTTGGTACAATTGGATAAAATTTTAATTCTAATGCTGACTCATTTTCTGTAGTCAGTACATCCATTAAATCTTTATACTCATTGTCTGGCTCAACTATATAATCTGTTTTATCAATTATACCTTTAGCTAATTTGTAATTCTTAAGAAGTCTTCTAGAGTTTACACGTAGAAATTCAATACCTTGAAGTTCTAGCCAATCTAAATTCCATGCTGCCCAATCATCATCTTTTTGCTTATAAGGTAAAAACTGAACTGGTTGTGTTAAGCTAGAAAATGTAGGCCCGCTTTCAGCTTTTGCCCCATTCTTCATTTGCATTGCGTTTAATACTCTCATACCTGTTTAGTCTATTTTATATTCTTGAATCCGGATCTTCTAGCTTTAGAACTACCAAATGTCTTATTACGCCCAATATTTCTAAAGGGACCATTATACTTTAATTTACTCATTTTTTCTGAATTATCCAAAGAATTACCTTCAGATTCACGTCTCTTTGTATAACCTCTATTTGACTGTTGTATTTTTACAAATGCAATTAAAGCACCAAAGGTAACAAGCCTATCTACGTTTAATCCAGGGTAGTATGCTAACATTTCTTTTAATAACATAGGGTCAGGAATTCTTTCTATACCTAATGTTTGTTGCATTACATTACCATTCTCATCTAAATCTTCATCTATTACTTCTCTTAAGAATTCAATAGCATATGATATTAAATGACTTTTAAATAATGTACCTGTATTTTTCCATCCGTATTCTTGATACACAGTTCTATTAGAACCAAGATCTTTTAAGAATAATATTTGTTGTTTAGGTACAAGATATCTTTGTTTTTTTCTAGCAATCATATGTTGAATAAATAGTGATATATTATTTTCAACAATAGTCCATGCATTGTACCACTCTATGATCATTTCTAATCTTTCATGAGTTTTATTTATATCATCAAAACGTCCACACCATGCAGCAACAATTTTATCTTTTTCAATAAACTGTTCTACTTCACCTGACGCAGTTGTTCTTGTAACTTCTATAGCATTTTTATATATGTATATACTACACAATGAATCTGATGTAGTTGTTTTACCTTCTGACACAGGGTCAATAGAACCATAGTATGATCCAAAAGATGGGCTAGGTACTGGCCGTTCCCACACTACAATAGATCCTGTTTTATCAACTTCTTTTTTATTTACAGGAAATGTTGAGATAGGTAATTTATTAGTACGCTTTGCAATTATACCTGTTTGATCTCTATCCAATTCAATTAATTCATATGCATATTCTTTTTCTTCAATCTTCTTAAGTTGTTTACTTAAGATACCTTGTGGAAAAATAGATTCTTTTCTATATGCAAATGCTTCAGCTATATTAAGTGGCTTCTGAGATATTCTTAATTGATACTGTTCTCCACTTAACTCATTCTTCCATCTATTTCTTTCAATTTTTATTGCCTCTATTGCTTCTTCAACTTGTGAGTTACCGTAATCATCAATATAAGGTGGCATAGACCACTGTTCTGGTATAAATAACCCTGCCATACCAATTGTTCCTTCAGCATCCATTAGATTTGTTTCTACTGCATATATATCATTAGCCCCTGGACTTAATATCATATCTTTTAATGGACCACATTGTTCTAAATCACCCACTGATCCAGCAGCTATAAACATACCAGTAGTCATCATACCAGATGACATAGCAGGACGTAAGTACTCATATGTCTGCATCATGTTTTTAGCAATACCTGCTTCTTCATGAAAAAAGTAAGTACATGGTCCCCCTACCCCTGTAGTAGCATTCTTCTCAAAAGAGGCACCTTGAATCTTTGATTTAAGACCTCTAGATGTTTTTCTGTTATTTACTTTAACTTCTATTTGTTGTTGCCATAATAAAACCTTTTCAGGATTACTAGGTCTATACCAAGCAGTATGCTCATTAAGAAATGTTTTATATTCTTCTAAAAACTTCCATGAACCTTTATCATTAATATAATCTTTTAATGATGCTCCTACTTTACATATTGATCCTTCTTCAAACCAGTATTGGTTTATAATCTTACCCATATGAAAATATGAGGATGCTATCTGACGTTTTTTAAGTATTGCAGAGTGTTGATTATTTAACTCAGCTAATAGCTCATATAAAGCCATATGATACTGAGCATCTCTTACCTTTGCAAAACCGTAATGTTTTTCCTCCTTATCAAAGATAGGTAAGAAGTTTAACCACATGTAGTAGTCTCTGGTAAGATACCATTCATTGCTTCCATCTTTGTATATTACTCCTACTCTACATTTGTTTTTTTGATCTTCCCAATAAGCTGTAAAATCTTTTGATCTAAAAGGTTTATTACAATAAAAACCTTGTTCATTAAAAGTTCTAGCTTCTTGATTAAACTCTAATGCAATTTTAGTAAAGTTATATTTACCAGGCTCTTTAAAAATACCATATAAGTATTCAGAAAAATCTTCATCACTTTCAAATGAAGTAACATCCCATTTACCATTCTCATATGTAGGTATGATTCTACTCATATCTTATGATAGCATATACATCACCAACTTGTAATAATAAATGATCTTCTCCGTGATGTTTCATAGGTGTAGGCATAGCGTGATCTGCATACTGTACAACATCTCCTATTTCTATTTCAGTAACTTGGTCACCTCTACCTACTACTTTACCCTGAAATGTTTGCTTAAGTGCTATCTCAGGTAAATATAATCCTGACTTAGTTTTTGTTTCTGGTTTTATCTCCTTTATTAAGAGTTTCATCCCTACTGGTACTACTACTTGATTTTTCATTCTTTTTATTTGTTGATTTATAATTAAATTCTGGCTCATCCCAATAGCAAAATAGCCATTGTGTGGTTTTTTTACTCATTTACATTTGATCATAAGCAAGTCCTGCACCTCCACGTACTGAACTTTCTTGTTCTTGTCTCATATCCGTAAATGCACCCTTGTAAGATGATCTTATGTTTTCAAATTTAGCTGCTGCATTGACCATAGCATTAATATTACCGTCTCTACCGTGTTCTATTGCAGTAACTTCCATATACTTAGCCAATCTATCCAACATAGATTTTATACCTACATAAGCTCTATATGTTGGAGTTTCATATAGTTTCTTACACATATCAAGTGCATATCTTATCTTACCATCTTCTGGAGATTCTTCTAACTGTATCTCTTCTATTATAATATCTTCTTTCTCATGTTCAGGTAGATTAAAAAAAGGATTTAAATCAGGATTAGGACATGACATATAAAACAAATACTGATATACAGCCATATGTGTGTCAGGATACTCTTCCATTATACCTTTTAAAAATGGTAGTGCATAACAGTGCTCTGTTAATACTACCTTACTGTTTTGTATGTCAAATAATCTTATTACCATATCTTATATACAATTACATCCATCTTCATATAAATCATCTTTATTTATTGTCAGCATTAGTGTTCTTAAATAACCAGCAGACTGAGTTACAACAAAGGGTGTTATTATATTCCTTAAATAAAGCATTCTCCTATCAGGAAACTTATTTTCTGGTGTTCCTATATATAATTCCGCTACTGCAATTATATCATTTCTATTAATGAAAAAAGGTTTAGTTTTATTATAATCAGTATTTGTGGTTGATTGATAATTATTACTCTCATCTCCAGGTGTAATTATTGTAGTGGGAAATGATTGAGTTAACTCTATATAATTATTATCATATAATGGTATTTTTCTTGCCATGATCTTTTATTTTTTATTTTCTTTTAACCACATAATAATAGAATTTACTTCATCTTTTAAATATGGTAATTCATAGATTTTAATATTTTCTAATACGGGTTCCCCGTTAACATGCTCATTGATTGGATACCCATTAGCATCTTCACCTACTTGTTTAAACTTTACATGTTGAATTGTTAGTTTTCCAATCTTAAGTTTAGGGTTGTGCTTTTTAATAATATACGCATAAATACTGAGTTGTAAGTTATAATGGTTCAAATTACAATCATCTAAATGATTAACAGGCTTATACATTTTGTTAGTAATGCCCTCCCAATTAGTAAAACCTTTTTCTTTTATTTCCTTATTAGTTTTATAATCATTAATATTTATATAGCCATTTACTACTTCTACAACATCAGCTTGTCCACATAAACCTACTGACTTTAAGTATACTAGATGCTCTGGATAAACCCCATCTTCTAATTTTTGTACAGGTGCTATCTTAGTTCCTTTATCATCAATAATAGGTTTAATGATGGGAACTTCCACACCATGTCTACCAATTGTTTTAAGATCTAGCATATCTGCTTCTCTTTGATTATGATAAAAGTTACCAAGTTTAATTGCTCTATCTGTTTCACTATCCCATGCAGCAATAATCTCTTTGGGTGTCATACCATACCACTTAGATCTTTTATTTTTAGATGATTTTTTTGCTTGACCATCTCTGTCAAACTTAGGTTTAAACTTAGCAATAAATGATGTTACACTTAGCCAGTTTATATTTTCATCATTGGTGCTTTCATACACGTGACCTTCTTCAATGAATTTTAATCCCATATTTATGATATTGTTGTATACCAATATGAATTTTCATTCTTTACTTCTAAAGAAGTTGTAGTATCATTGTATACATAGTTAATTATTAGTTTCATTATCCTCTATTTGTTTGTTAATTAATTCCTCTTGTTCTTCTGATGTATATGAATCCCAAAATCCTTTTGGACATTCAGAAGATAAAGATCTTACCTTGAAAGCTAAACTACATCCACAACTTCCACAACACGGTTGAGTACCAGGAGCTATACATTTATCCCCTCCTGCATCAAATAAAGAACATTTGATACAAGTCTGAAATCTATCAGTTGCTACTGCTTCAATGTGTTCTTTTTTAAAAATACTATTCTTAATTCCTTCTGCAATTTTATCAGCATTTTTAAATACATCAAGATACTTACTCCATTTACCTTTCATTCTTAAATCTTTTTTTCTTAATTATATCTTGTTCTAGCTGTGTCATTGCTTTTTCCATTTGTATGATATTATTTTGAATATCTTCACTTTTAGCAAATCCATTATAAGTTCTCTTAGCTATATTACCTAAAAGACTTTTATTCTTCATAATTGATTTATCCAATTTATTTTTCCTTAGATAAAATGTTCCTAACCCATCTATATTAATTCTGGGAAAAGCTAAGCTTGAAAGTTTTTGTCTAACCTTTGCGTAATAAAATGAAACAAAATCATCTACTACTGAAGGATGCACGCCAACTTCATCAGCAATACCCCTTTTAAACTCTCTATGACTCTTCGGATTCACGTCCTAATATTTTATAATCTAATAAAACAAGCCCATTAGATTGAACGTTAATATCTGGATTCAAAGAAATAGTCTTTTTATTATGACCTTTTTTAATAAGTAGATTTTTCTTTTCAGCTTTTGTAATTGCATTCCTTGCAGACTGAGAGCTTTTAAAAATACCCTTGTTTACTGCATCTTCACAAAACTTTGTCAACTCAATGCCTTGAACTTTAGCTAATTGAGTTAAAAATTTTAAATCTGAATTACTAATTAATGTATCATTAAAGAAACAGTATGTAACTATCTGATACTTTATAGATACATTAATATCTACTTGATGTTTAAGATCTACTTTATTTACTATAGCCATATTACAAACTCATTATCATATCAATAAAATCAGGATGTGGATAGCAATCCATTTTCCCTTTTCTTACATTGGTATGTGTTAATAACCCTTTGACTTTTCCATAGTATGCATCTTCTTGAAAATCAAAGCCTTTAATTGGACCAAACTTTTTTATATATTGTTGCAATCCTAGCCTTACGTCTATTCCGTCTCTTTCAGCTACATATTTAATCCACTTTTCAGTTTCTATAATTTGTGCTTCAGAATATCTATGCCAATATATTTTACCTTTAAATGCTTCATCAAGCTCAATTACTTGTTCTGGTAAACATTTAGATTTAACATAAGTCTTATGATCATTATCTAAATAACCCATGTTGCATATTTCTAATCCTACAGAATGACGGTTCATAAAACCTGATCCTGTTCTACCTAAATGCCAACCCTGTGCTCCTTCAGGAAATGCTTGTACCATTACACCATCAAATTCATCATCACCATTTCTATGGTTTATACC